TCTTTTTATCTTACCGTATTACTGGTAAATAACAAATATATATTGACAAGTACCGAAAGAGTCGCTATAATTAAAGACGATAATACCGAAAGAGCGTATTATCTATATTACTCAGTAATACAAAAAAGAGAGGTAAGACTATGAAAGAGCTCACTTTCGGCGAAGTAGCCGAGCTAAAAGAGAAAATAGAGCGAGAGTACCCAGACGCCGAGCTCGTACAGATTATAGCGGCGGCGTATAAAGAGGGCTACGAAGCCGCTCAGAAAGAGAGGTAAGTCTATGAGAGTAATAACTCTACTCAACCAAAAAGGCGGTACAGGAAAGACGACGACGGCTATTAACGTCGGTGCGGCTCTCGCTCGCTGTGGTCTCAAGTGTCTACTCGTAGACATAGACCCACAAGGTAATTTATCTCAAAGTAGCGGCTTCGACGAGCTCAGCGACGGCGATATAACGACGTACGAAGTACTTACCGGCTCAGATATTAACCGAGCAATTAAGACCAAGCGTATTAAGGACTCTTACGACGTGCTACCGACCGATATACGGCTCTCAGCCGCCGAGATAGAGCTCGTAAACGCCGACCGGCGTAACTATCTTCTTAAAGACGCTCTCGGCAAGCTTAAGAAAAGCTACGACTTTATTATCATAGACTCGCCGCCGAGCCTTAATATACTTACGCTTATGGCTCTTACGGCGGCTACAGAAGTCATAATACCAGTACAGGCGATGTATTTACCGCTTAAAGGCGTAGCACAACTCAGAGATACCGTAGAGCTCGTAAAAGAACGATTTAACCCAGAGCTCGAGATAGGCGGCGTACTTCTTACTTTCTTCGACGAGAGACGCAACTTAGATAAAGACGTACTCGAAGCACTCGAGCAAGCTTTCGCCGGTAAAGTCTTCGATACGAAGATAAGCCAAAATACCAAGATAGCAGAAGCCCCGAGCTACGGTAAAGACGTCTTAAGCTACAGTATCAATAGTAAAGGCTCGGTACAGTATAGAGCACTCGCCGCCGAGATTATAGGACATGAGACCACGGAAAGAGAGGTATAGCCGCATGAGAGAAGACCAAGCAGTAATTACGAGAGCTCTCAACGATGATATAGCAGAAAACGAAGACTTAGCGAAAGAAGTCGTAGACGCTTATAGACGCTTTAAGCTCGGCGACTGGGGTAACACTTGCGAAGAAGACGCTAAGCTTAACGACGAAGCTCTCGAAGACGGCGAGAGTCGTATCGTAGCTAAGTACAATACGAGTTATAAGCCGATTTTCATTATTAACAGCTATGAGCCGTACGATACAGACGAAAACGGCGACGTAATAGTAAAGCGTATTACTACGCTCATGTATTGCGACGAATATTAAAGAAAGAGGTGTAATTATGGCTAAAATACTCGGTAATAACCCACTTCTCAGAGAAGAGAAGAAAGAAGAGCCGGTACTCAGCGAGAAAGACGTAGCGACCATTAAAGCCGCTATAAGTGATGTAGACGAGTTTACTACTATGAGCTTTAAGATACGTAAGACCCACTTAAAGAAGCTTAGAGACTACGCTTTTACTAACCGTCTCGAGATTAAAGAAGCTCTCGACGAAGCTCTCGCCCAGTATCTCGACCCGATAGACGATAGCTCTCTCATGGAATACCCAGAGAAGCCCAAGAAGACCAGAAAGAGAGGTTAAACTATGATAAAGCTCGAAACTACGACGGCTTACGACGTGAAAGAAGCCGCCGAAATGCTTCATAGAAGCAAAAATACAATACGAAGCTACATAAAGAGCGGCGAACTTAAGGCTCAGAAAGTCGGTAATACGTGGTATATCACAGATAAGACGCTTACCGAGTTTATAACCGGCGAGAAGCCCGAAGAGAGGTAATAATATGACTTTTGAAGAATTTAAGAGCCGTATCGCTCAAGGCTTAGCAACCGGCGCAATAAAGACCGACGTAGAGCTTACCGAGCTCGACTTAGCCTTACAATATGTAATAGGAAGAGAGCAAACGGCGAGAATAGAGCAAGGGATAAAAGAAGAGCTCTTTCTCACGAGCGAAGACTTAGCCGCTCTCATACTAAAATACTGTGGTAACGAAGTTTACGACAGGGTATTAAGCGAGGTATAGCAACATGATATTAGACTTAACAAGCGAAGAGCTTAAGGCGGTACAAGCTCTCGACGACAGCTACGAGAAGCTTCTTAAAGAGACCGACGCTTTAATACTTAAGCTCAGACCAGACGACCCAGAGCCCGACGAGAAAGAGTACGAGCGTATACAGGCGAGCCGCCTACCAGAGCCGACCGAGCTAAAGCCCGAGCCGATAGAGGTAAGAGACGGTACGCCGATTTACAGTAAAGAAGCTCTCGACCAGTACTACGCTACGCCCGAGTATAAAGCGTACGCAGAAGCTAACAAGAGAGCAAACGACGCCGTAACTCGTCAATGGGAAGACTGGTATAATAGCGGCTCTAAGAAGTGGAAAGACGCCCGAGCAAAGTACGGGCGGCTACAGAAAGAATATAGCGAAGCTCTTACTTCGTTCTTTAAGAAAGTCGAAGATAGACAATTTAACGCTCTGGGCGGCGACTTAGAGAAGATACTCGAAGACGCTCGTAGCCAAGTAGACCGCATTATACCGAACAAGTACCAGTATTACGAAAAAATGAGAGAGGGCGGTAGCTTTAGGGCTCGAGACGTGCGTCTACAGAGCGACGGTAGCTTTAGACTCGATACTAAAGAGACCAGAGAAAGCATAAAAGAAGCTCTTAAGAGACACTACGAAGCACTCGCAGAAGAGCCGAGTCTCGTAAAACAACTCGACCAGTATATCGAAGCCGCTCTTACTATGAGTACTTTCGTAAGCGATACCGGCGAGCTTTTCGGCGAGGTATCTATGTTACGCAAGGGCGATAATACGCTCGTAGCGAGACCGTCGAAGTACTCGACCACAGTAGACAAGATAAGCGGCTTACTCTTTTCTAATGAGATAACGAAGCCGATAGACGCCGACCCAGAAGCCGCCTACGAGATTGTACTCGGCGGTACGAAAAAGAAGCCGGTAATAGCGAGCGCAAGTATCGACTACGCCGAGCTTCTCAGCAATAAAGCGATAAAAAGCGTACCAGACTTAGACAGCTTCGACTATACCGTACACGACGCTATAGTAACGCATATACTCGCCGGTAATCGTATTATCACGGTAGACATGATATACCGAGCTATAACCGGCAAGGTAGACGGAAAAGTAGACGTAAGCGACGACATTTTCGAGAAGATAAAGAGAAGTATCGGTAAATTTAACGGTAGACTCTATATAGACTTTCAAGGTACAGACGAAAACGGCGAGCCGATGACTTTACACTTTAACGAGCCGGTAGTTATGTACTCATGGATAGAGACCAAGATACACGGTAAGAAAGTCGCCGCTATGAGAATACCATACGATAACGACCCAGTACTCTTAAAATGGGCTCGGCTTAATGGTAACGAGATAGATACGAGAGATATAACTCTTCGAGACGTACCCAGACTCAATAACGGCGACGAGAGCGCAACGATAAGAGACTATCTTTACCGCCGTATTATAAGCATGAGAAACGGCTACGACAGAGCCAAGAGACGCCACAAGCCTTTTAATATGAGCCGTAAGATACGCTTCGATACGCTCTATAAAGAGCTCGGTATCTCAGACCCAGACCGAGTAAAGAAGCAACGTATAAAAGAGAAAGTCGATAAGTGCTTATCGTACTGGGTATCTGAGAAGCTACTCGTAAGCTACGTCTATACCAAGAAGACTGGTACTAACCAGTACGACGGCGTAGAGATTAACTTTATACATGATACCACAGAAAGAGAGAGCTCAGCCGAGCCGAAAAAGGGGTAAGGGCGGTAATATTTTAGTGCGAGGGCTGTAGACCGTCGGGTGTACTTTTCTTTTCCTCTGTTTGAAAATTTTCGAGAGGGGGTATTACTCGATAAGACAAGATAGACAGATAATACCGTATTATTATATTACTTAGTAATATATAGAGGGGACTACCATAAAACTGTATACGAGACTACCATAAAACTGTATACGAGACTACCATAAAACTGTATACGACCACTACCATAAAACTGTATACGACGGTTTTCTCGAAAAGCCTTATAAAATAAGGCAAAAACGGCGATTTTTGAAAGACAATATGTATACGTATATGTATTGCATGTATCGTATAGGCGGCATTATAGCCGCCGCCTACTCTTACGAGCGGCGTCTATATGCGCAATACGTAGAACGACCGGCGACGTCTTTCTTCTGTGGTCTCATGGGTAGACCCGAGTATCTGGGCGGCGTGGCATGATTTAGAGGTGATTAGATGATACTACCAGAGCAATTAGAAGAGCTTCGAGACGTGAAAGTATGGCTTAACTACGTACTCATATACAACGAGTCGAAGCATAACGGCGAGGGCGGTTACGATAAGCCGCCGGTAAACCCTTATACGCTTCGAGACGGCTCAAGTACCGACCGTACAAGGTGGGCGACTTTCGACGAGTGTAACGCTCAGATAGGAAAACCGGCGACGGTCTTCTATAAAAATAAAGAGTACGTTACTCAGCCGGTAGCCGGTGTAGGGCTCGTACTCGAAGCCGCCGGTATACTGGGTATCGACTTCGATAGCGTGATTAAAAGAGACGCCGACGGTAAAGTAACGGCGGTCTCGAAAGAAGCCCAGAAGATATGGCAATACGTAGACAGCTATACCGAAGTCTCGGTATCTGGTACAGGCGTACATATACTCGTATACGGTAAGAAGCCCGATAAAGAAGTATGTAGAGTCTCTAACGACGACGGTACAGAGTACGAGATGTACGATAGCGGTAGATACTTCACTCTCAGCGGTAAGCCGCTTAAAGGGTGCGGAAAGATACAGCAACGAGACGAACAAGTAAAGAAAGTCTACGACTTCATACTACAGAGACGGCAAGAGCAAGCCGCCGCTCGTTCTTCTGTGGTTTCATGTACCAGTACCGGCGGTAGAGGGCTCAGAGTAAGCCCAGACGAAAGCGACCAAGAGCTCTGGGCGAAGATGTTTAATAGCCGTTACGGTGCTCAGATAAAGAGCTTATACGACGGCGATACGAGCTCTTTCGGCGGCGACGAGAGCCGAGCCGACTTAGCTTTATGTAACCATTTAGCATATTGGACAAACAACGACGAGAGCCGTATAGATAAGATGTTTAGAGAGTCTGGTCTCATGCGTAAGAAGTGGGAAAGAGCCGACTATCGAGCTCGTACTATACGCTTAGCTCTCAGCGATAAAAATACATATCACGAGTACACGAAAGAAGAAAAGAAGCGGTACGCTCAGATGAAAGAAGCCCAAGAGCGAGAAGCTCGGCTTAAGGCGAAGAAAGATAAGCCACCATTTTAAGAAGCGAGGTATAGAAACATGGCAGAAGAAAAGCGTTACGAAGATATGAGCTCAGAAGAGCGAGAAGCGTATCTTATTAAGCGGTACGAAGAGCTTACTAATAATAAGACCGCTCTCGAAGACTTAGAAGCCGATATAGACGCTCGTAAACAGGGCTACGGCGAAGCCTGGGCGAGCGGCTTTAGTGCTCTCGATAAGAAGCTCGACGGCGGCTTTATGGGCGAGCAACTTATATTTTTAGGTGCTATAAGCTCTCTCGGTAAGACGAGCTACGCTTTACAGATAGCGACCCAGATAGCCGAGCAAGGTAAAGACGTACTTATCTTCTCTCTCGAAATGAGTAAGAACGAGCTCAACGCTAAGACGATAAGCCGCTATACTCACTTACAGACGAGAAAAGACCAGTACCGACAGAAGTACCGGCTTACGACGAGAGATATATTAAGCGGTAGAGTCGGCGATATGGTCTTTAAACAAGCTCAAGACGAGCAAGCTAAAGTATTTATCGAAGCTCTCGAAGCTACGAAGAAAATAGCCGGTAACGTGCGTATCTTCGTAGGCGAAAACGACGTAGACGTAGACAAGATAAGAGCCGTAGTCGATACTCACATAAAAGCGACTCGTAAGAAGCCTTTTGTAATAGTTGACTACCTACAGATACTCGCGGCGAGCGAAGAAGCTAAGACCACAGACAAGAGACTACTCACAGACTACGACGTAACACGTCTTAAAGTAATCTCTCGAGACTATCGTATACCAGTACTTGTAATATCGGCGTTTAACCGTACGAGCTATCTCGAGCCGGTAAGTATGAGCTCTTTCAGAGAGTCGAGCGGTATCGAGTACTCGAGCGACATACTCTTAGCTATGCAGTACGACGGCATGGACTACCAAAAACACTGGTTTACACGTAAGAGCGGTAAGAAGACTCAAGTCTTCGAGTCTACTCAAGACCATAATACCAGAGTAAGAGAGCTCTTAGATAAAATGGATAAAGACGGCTCAGCCGGTGCGCCGTTACCTATAGAGCTTAAGATACTGAAAAATCGTAACGGTACTAAAGGCTCTCTATACTACGACTTCTTACCGGCGTACAATTACTACGGCGAGAAAGATACGAGCGGCTACGTAAATAACTTCGACTACGGCGACGACGAAGACGACTCTCTCTCTTCTGTGGTCTCAAGTGGTAAGAGTCTCGGCAGAAAATAAGTAGTAAGCTTAATATAAATAATATGAGCGTATCGGTATTTACTGGTACGCTTTTATTTTTAGTCTTACTCAGTAATACGGTATTATTATATTGACAAGTAATACGGTAATATGGTATAATTTAGTATGATGAATAATACGAGAAAGAGAGGTAAGACGGTATTATGGAAGTCGTACAAATAGGCGGTTACGAGAAGCCCGAAAACCCTATAATCTTACGCATAGTACAGAAAGTCGGCTTTCCTATCGACGGCGCAAGGGTAAACTATGAAGCCCCGACTATCGCCGGTTTTCTCGCTATCGAGAGCCAAGACGTAAGACACGCTACGCAATATATCGCTCTCGATAATATAGCGAGCTTTACGGTACTCACAGAAGAAAGCTTTAACATTACGGCGGCTTTCGCTGTACCGAAAGTAAAAGCCCAAGTAGAGAGGTAGATAGATGAGCGTATTAGATAGACTTTTCAGAAAGACCCGAGAAGTAACGAAGACAGAGCTTATTAACGAGCCGGTGAGTAACTTCTCTATGTACGGCGGCGACGCCTATAGTAACGATATTTTTAGAGAAGCTGTAGACGCTATCGCTCGTAACGCCGGTAAGCTTAAAGGCTCTCACGTAGTAGCCTATGCCGACCAGAAGCGAGAGACCGGCGACGGTAGACTTAACCGGCTTCTACAGACTCGACCTAATAGGTATATGAGCTCGTACGACTTGCTATACAAGCTTACGACTCGACTTTTCCTTTATAATAACGCTTTCGCTTATCTCGACCGAGACGAGCGAGGTAACGTAAGAGCAATTTACCCGATAACGGCTACTCACGTCGATATTATGAGCGATACTACCGGCTCTCTCTTCTGTGGTTTCATGTTGCGAAACGGTAGAGAAGTCGTACTACCCTACGACGATATAGTACACTTACGCCGCTTCTTTAATGAGAGTGAGATACTCGGCGAGGACAACGCCGCTATAGCGTCTGGTATAGAGCTCGCTCAGACCCAGAACGACGGCGTAACGAGTGCAATTAGAGCCGGTGCGAGTATACGAGGTATCTTAAGCTTTACTCAGATTATGAGCCCGAGCAAGCTTAAAGAAGAGAAAGACGCTTTCGTAAAAGACTATCTCGAGCTCGGTAACGAGGGCGGCGTTATTGCTACAGACCAGAAAATGACGTATACGCCTATAGATAATAAGCCGGTACTTCTCGACGCCGACCAAGCGAAAGAGATTAAGACCAAGATATATAACTATCTGGGCGTTACCGAGTCTATCGTAAATAGCTCTTATACAGAAGATGAGTACGCCGCTTTCTATGAGTCAACGCTCGAGCCGATAGCGATAGCACTCTCTCAAGAGTTTACCGCTAAAGTCTTTAACGACCGAGAGCAAGCTTTCGGTAATAGTATCGTCTTCGAGTCTGGGCGGCTACAGTTTACGAGCAATAAGACGAAAGTCTCGCTTATCGCTCAGCTTGCGCCGTATGGACTTCTTACCATTAACCAAGCTCTCGAGATACTTAACTTACCGAGCGTAGCAGACGGCGACAAGCGTCTACAGGCTCTTAATATGATAGACCAGAGTATCGCTACCGAGTACCAACTCGGTAAGAAGCCCGATAACAGAATTAAAGAGGGCGTAGACGATGAAGAGACCGAGAAGTGATTATAAAATTTGTCCGTACTGCGGCTCAGCTTTAGACGTGGGCGAGCGGTGCGACTGTGAAAGCGAGGTACTTAAACATGAAAGAAGTACGAGTAACGGAAATACGAGCAAACGAGCCGACGGCAGACGGCGAAAAAGCTCTTATTTTGAGTGGGCGACCGGTGGTATACGATACGCCGACTCTCATACACGATATTAACGGTAGTTATATCGAAATTGTAAAGCGTGGCGCACTTGATAACGCAGACTTAAGCGACGTACGTCTCTTAGTCGGTCACGATACGAGCAAGATACCGCTCGCTCGTACGCCTAAGACGATGAGCTTAAAGCTCGACGACGGCGGTCTTACGTTTGAAGCTGTGCTACCAGATACCGAAGCCGGTAGAGCCGCTTTTATGGCTGTAGAACGTGGCGACCTTAAGGGTATGAGCTACGCTTTTACAGTACCCGAGGGCGGCGACGAGTACGACGCTAAGAGCAATACGAGAACGATAACGAAAATATCGAAAGTCTACGAGTGCTCTTTAACGGCGTTTCCGGCTTACGAGTCTACTACGGTCTCGGCAGAGAGTAGAGACTCACGTCTTCGTCTCTGTGGTCTCATGCAGAAGAGACAAGCGGCGAAGATACTCGTAAATCAGATTTTGAAAGAGAGGGCTTAAGCATGAGCAATAATAAGACCGGCTACGCTCGCTATACTTTCGCTTTCGCCGCCGACGTGCAGAAGCTCGCCGACGAGAAGCATATAAAAGTAGTCTCTTTCAATACAAGCGAGCGCAAGAGCCGAAAAGGTAGCTACGACTTTCTTACGGTCAACTTCATTGTACCGAGACCAGATAGAGACGTAGTACCGTTCAACTTAGACCATGAAGTACAAGAGCTCGAGAAAGAGCTCGATACAACCACAGAAGCCGAAATTACTAAGACTTTCGGCGACATTTAAGAAAGCGAGGTATAACACCATGAAATTTAATACAGTAGCAGAAGCTTTTAATTACTATCGTACCCAGAGCGTCGAGGATATGCAGAAGAGAGCCGCCGCTATCGGTGCGGAAATCGACAGCAACGCCGACGCCGACGTAGAAGCTCTCAATATCGAGCTTAAGGGTATCAAAGAAGCGAGAGACAACGCCGAGACCAGAAGCGAAGCTAAGAAGACTCTCTCTTTCTTCGAGGGCTCAGACATGAAGCCACAGAAGAGAAGCTTCGACGCCGAGACCGTATACGATACCGAAGAGTACCGTAGCGCATTTTTTAAGAGCTTGCTCGGTCATAAGCTCAACGACGCCGAGAAGAGAGCTTTCGAGCTCGGTCTTGAGACTCGTAGCGACGCTTACAATACTTCGAGTAACTCGGCGGCGGTACTGCCTACTCAGACTCTCAACGAGATTATTAAGAAAGCTCGTACTATGGGCGGTCTTTTCGCAGAAGCGAGAGCTTTCTCTATGCCGGTAAAAATCTCTATCCCTATCGGTACGCCGAGCTCTAAAGCCGCATGGCATACAGAAGCCGACGCCGTAGAGAGCGAGAACGTTACCGTATCGGCGGTATCTTTCGACGGCTACGAGATTATGAAAGTTTTCTCTATCTCTGAAAAGGCTCGTAAGATGAGTATTAACGCTTTCGAGAGCTATATCGTAGATGAGCTCAGAGCTTGCGTTATGGACTTACTCGCCTACGCTCTTATTAACGGTACTGGTAGCGGACAGGGTACAGGACTCGAGAGCGGTATTACGTGGGTAAAGACCGCCGGTAGCACTAAGAACGAAGTCGAAGTAGCCGCTTCCGCCGACCTTACTTACGGCGACGTAGTGAGCGTCGTAGCTCTTCTTAAGAGAGGGTACTCACAGGGCGCAAAGTGGGCGATGAATAACGCTACGCTCTATAACTACTTCTACGGTATGACAGACGATACCGGCAGACCTATTTTTATCGCAGACCCGAAAAACGAGTCTATCGGTAAAATTCTCGGCTTCGAGGTAGTTATCGACGACAATATCGCCGACGGTAAAGCTTATCTCGGCAACTATAAGAAGTATCTCGGCTACAATATGCCCGAGGGTATTACTATCGAGTCTTCGAGAGAGTCGAGCTTTAAGAAAGGCGTCGTAGACTATAGAGCTATGGCTATCGCCGATTGTAAGCCGCTCGTTACTGAAGCTTTCGTAAGACTTCATAAGAAGCAGAGCTAAGAAAGCGAGGTAGACTTATGAGTATCGTAAAAGCACTTAAAAAGCTCGGTAAGAAGCTCAATACAGCCGGTACAGAGCCGAGCGGTAAGACTATCGCCGGTGTACTGGGTAGTATCGAAGAGAGCTTTAATATCAGCGGCTCAGCCGGTGCATACGTTACGGCTATCGAGCTCGAGCTTACCGAGGGCGTAGTTAGCGGCGGTACGGCTACGCTCAGCGACGAGACTACCGTACCTATCACGGTTACGACCGCTACAGAATAAAGCATAAGAGAGGGCTCGAGACGCTTCTATATGGCTCTCGGGCTCTCTTCTTAGAAAGAGAGGTAATAATATGACTCTATCCGACGCTTGTAACGTCTTACACGTAGACGAGGGCAACAACGACGAGCTTATAACCGCTCTGGTAGCGGCTCTACCGTCTTATATCGAGACTACGACCGGCTTATCGGTAGAAAATCAGATATACGAGCCGCTCGTAGATACCGTAAGCGGTCTTTTGCTTACTCAATGGTATTATAGCGACCATGCAGACGACCAGAGCTTAACGAGGACTATAGACGCTCTCTTAAAGGCTCTCACTATCAGAGCCCGAGACTATGCCGAGTAAGTACGGTAATACGAGCTTCTATAACTCGAAAGAGTGGCGACGAGTCTCTACGGCTTACATGAGCTCGAAGCTTTATATCTGTGAGAGGTGCGGTAAACCGGCTCAGATATGCCACCATAAAACATGGCTTAACGAGAGCAACGTCTTAGACGCTACCGTATCTCTTAACCCAGATAACTTAGAAGCTCTCTGTATCGACTGTCATAACGCCGAGCACGGCTTACGACACGATATAACGGTCTTCGACGACGCCGGTAACGTGGTAGAGGTGAAAGAGAGCGTAGCTTCTCAGACTTACCAAGCTCAGAGAGACCAGATAGACGACGTAGTAGAGCGAGCTCGTTCTCTTCTCTGTGGTCTCATGGAAAACGACACCACAGAAGAGCCGTAGAGCGATTTTTACGACGTAGGTAATATAAAACTATACCCGAGGGCTAAAACGTCTCTAAAGGGCGTTTACGTGGCTCTCAGAGGGTGCGAGGTGTTTAACATGAAAAAAGAGACGAAAAGAGAGACTACTTTCGAGGAAATCTTACAGAAAATACCAGAAGATAAGCGCACTATCGGCGAGAAGCTTATAGCCGAGCTTACTTTTATGGAAAAGACACTCGAGAAGCTTAGAGCTCAGATAGACGAAAAAGGCGAAGTAGAGCACTTTCAGCAAGGAAAGCAAGACTTTTTAAGAGAGTCACCGGCTCTAAAAGCCTATAATACGACGGTACAACGCTATAGCGTCATGTATCGACAGCTTACCGACCTTATGGGTAAGAGCGCAGAAGCCGAGAAGAGTAACGCCGTCTACGACTTCATAAAAGAAGCATGAGTAACTATATCGACGAGTACTTAGAAGCTATACGCTCTGGTAAGTGTATCGTAGGTAAGCGTATAAGACGGCAATACGAAAAGCTCAGCCGAGACATACACGAGCCGAGAGACGGTTATATCTTCGACCAGAGACGAGCCGAGAAGCCGGTAGAGTTTATAGAGCGTTTTTGTAAGCATAGTAAAGGCGAGTGGGCGGGTAAGCCGGTAAAGCTCGAGCTCTTTCAAAAAGCTTTTATATCGGCTCTTTTTGGCTTCGTACATGAGACCACAGGCGAGAGACGATACCGTGAGACTATGCTCTACGTAGGGCGTAAAAACGGTAAGAGTACGCTCTTATCTGGGCTCGCTCTGTATTGTCTTATCGCCGATAAAGAAGCCGGTGCGGAAGTCTACAGCGTAGCGAGCAAGAAAGACCAAGCTCGTATTATCTATGAAGAAGTCTGTAATATGGTACGACAGAGCCCAGAGCTCTTAGATATTACGAAGAAGAGAAAGAGCGACTTATACTTTCCGCTCACTTTCTCGAAAATGCAACCGCTCGGGCGTAATAGTGATACTCTCGACGGTCTTAATAGCTCTCTCGTTATCATAGACGAGCTACATAGCATTAAAGACCGTAATACCTACGAGGTTATGAAGCAATCACAGAGCGCAAGGCGTCAACCGCTTTTAGTTATGATAACTACCGCCGGTACTGTGAGAGAGTGTATCTTCGACGATATGTATAAATACGCTTGCGGCGTCTGTGATGAGACCATAAAAGACGACCGCTTTCTACCGATACTCTACGAGCTCGACAGTAAAGACGAGTGGCTCGACCCGATGAAGTGGGAAAAGGCTAACCCGAGTCTCGGACATATTAAGAAGCTCGACGACCTTATAGGCAAGGTAGAGAGGGCAAAACAGAGCCCGAGAGACCTTACCGGCGTACTGGTAAAAGACTTTAACGTGATAAGCACTACGGCGAGTACGTGGCTCACGTTTGACGACATAAACAACGAAGAGACATTTAATATAGCCGACTTTAAGGGCTACTACGCTATAGGCGGCGTCGATTTATCTCACGTCGGCGACCTTACCGCCGCTACACTTCTCTTCATGGATAAGAGCGAGAAGAGATACGTCGCCCAGATGTATTGGCTACCGAAAGACCACTTCGAGAAGAGGGTGCAAGAAGAAAAAATACCTTATGACAAGTGGTACGAAGCCGGTCTTCTCAGACTGTGCGAGGGTAATCAGATAAATTATACAGATGTTACGGCGTGGTTTTTGGAAATGGTAGAGAAGTACGAAGTAACGCCGGCGTGGATATATTACGACCCTTACTCGGCGGCTTACTGGGTGCAAGAAATGCAGAGCTACGGCTTTAATCTCGTAAAATGCTACCAAGGCGTAAAGACGCTCTCGCTACCTATGCAGAAGCTCGGCGCAGATTTACAGGCTAAGAAGATTAACTATAATAACTCGAGTCTTCTTAAGTGGTGTATCACTAATACCGGCATAAAGACCGACGTAAACGGCAATATACAGCCGGTAAAGGCTCAAGCGGCGAAGTACCGTATAGACGGCTTAGCGAGTCTTCTCGACGCTTACGTAGGACTTACCGACCACTACCAAGAGTACTTAGATACTTTATAAAGAGAGGTGTAGACAATGGCAAAAAGTAGAAGCGGTCTTTATTACAAAAAAGACAAAAAAGTAAAGCTCGTAACGAAGCATAGCGAAAGAGATAGTAGCGGCTTCTATACTACGACGTATCAATATATCACTAACCAAGCTCTCTGGGCTTACACGTCTCAGCTTTCACAAGACCAGATTTTCGCCGCCGCCGCTTACGGTGTAAGTGAGACGAGACTCTTCGTACTTAACTACCGTAACGACTTAGAAGTATACGACTTTATCGAGTATAAAGAGAAGTACTACCAGATAACGAGACTCGATACTACCGACGACTATAAAGGCGAGCTTTTTATCTACGTGAAAGACGCCCCGAGAGGGGATACGCCGAGCAATATACAACCGGCAGACGATTAAAACACGAGACCACAGAAGAGAGGGCTTACCGGCTCTCTTTTCTTTTTATCTTACCGTATTACTGGTAAATAACAAATATATATTGACAAGTACCGAAAGAGTCGCTATAATTAAAGACGATAATACCGAAAGAGCGTATTATCTATATTACTCAGTAATACAA